ATTAAGTGATGATGCTTTACAGATTATTGAGCAAATTTTACCATTTTTTCAACCTTCTTTCAATATTACCATTGATTTAGTGGATTCAATAGGTGAAAAGAAAGATATTCCAATAATTATGAATTCGATTGATTTTCAAGATGATTATGAAGGTGATTTTTCTCAAAGAAGAGCACTGATATATACTTTAAGATTTACCGCTAAAACTTATATTTTTGGTCCTATTGCAGAATCTACAGAAGGTCTCATCAAGAAAGTTCAAGTCGATATGTATACAAATACTAATCTACCAACTGCAAAACGTGAATTGAGATATTTGGCTACACCAAAAGCAAAAGAAGATTATAATGAAGATGGTGAAATAAATGATTTAGATGATCCCTTTGTAGAACCAGGAGATGATTTTGGTTTTAATCAATCTTGGGAATATCTGCCAGATTCGAAAACATATAGTCCAACAAAACAAACAGATATTTAAATCCCATGTTAGATAAATATAATTCTATCAATGAAGCATTAAATGTAGAAAATATAGTTGAGACAGAAAAAGAAACTATATCTCTACCAGAACAGCAAAATAAAAATATTGAAATTGTTAATGATATAAAGAAAGATTATGAATATAGTCGTGCAAATTTTTATTCCTTAATTGAAAAGGGGCAGGAAGCAATTAATGGAATTATGGAAGTTGCGGGTGAAGGAGGAAGTCCTAGGGCATATGAAGTTGCTGGACAATTAATTAAAAATGTTGCCGATGCAACGGATAAATTAATCGAACTTCAAATGAAACTTAAAGAAGTTGAAGAAGATGGTAAAAAAACTACAAATAATGTGACTAATAATGCACTATTTGTTGGATCAACTTCAGAACTTCAGAAACTTTTGAAGCAGGGTTTTCTAAATAATAATGAATAGTCTTGTTTTCTACAAGAAATGAATGAATCTAAAAGTGGTGATAGTTCTTTACACGATTGGTTTAAAAAAAGTCGATCTTCTGATGGAACTCCTGGTTGGGTTCAGTTAGGCGGTAAATACGCAGGAAAACCTTGCGCTAAACAACCTGGACAAACCACAAAACCTAAGTGTGGTTCTTCTAAAATGAAAAGAAATTTGGATGATGAAGAAGAACAAAGAGCTTTTGATCGTAAACAGAGAAAAGATAAAAATCCAAATCGTAAAGGAAAGGCAATTAACGTGGCAACTGAAGAAACTAAAAAAGATCATGAATTTTCTATGGCACGTTCAGAGTTAAAAACTTTGAAAAATGCAGCAAAAAGATTAGAGAAAAAGATGGGAAAAAATGGAGAAGGAGAACTCAAAGCATGGGTTCAATCCAAAATTACCAAAGCAGCAGATTATATCGATACTGCTGCAGATTATGTGACCAATGAAGAGGCGGGAGAAAAAGATGCCTGCTACAAGAAAGTAAAAAAAAGATATAAAGTTTGGCCATCTGCTTATGCATCTGGGGCACTTGTAAAGTGCCGTAAAAAAGGTGCTGCCAATTGGGGCAATAAGTCAGAGTCTTATGAGTTCTCTAACTGGAGAGATGATTTCCAGGCAACTGAATATGAATTTTTTGATATTGTCGAACCAGAACCAATCAAAGGTGGTCAGCAGATTGATGAAAAGTGTTGGGATGGTTATACTCAAAAAGGCATGAAAAAGAAAGGTAAAAAAGTTGTTCCTAACTGTGTGAAGAAAGAAGGGTATGCACCTGGAGATGTTGATCAAAAGGTAGGTGCTGTTACTGCTATTCCTAAGAAAGAACAAGATGATGCTAAAGCAAGATTACTGGCAAAGGCAAAAGCAAAACGTGAAAAAATGAAAGAAGAAAAAGAAGAATCTAATATTGGTGGTGGAAATTTACAAAAACTTTCCAAGAAAGCAACAAAAAGAATTGATTATGATGTTGATGGTGACGTAGATTCTCAGGATAAAGTTGAAAAGAGTAAGGGTAAATATGGAGAAGAACTTCCAACTCCATTTGGTAAGTTTAGGACTGGGGATTCTAAAAAAATAAAAGTCAAGAAAGAAGAGTTTTCTGATTGGAGAAATGAACTAGATGAGAGCATAATGCCAGCAGCAATTGACCCAAAAGTACATAGACAACAGCAACGTGCAGCAAAAGTAAGAAATCTTGCTAAGAAGGGTGCTACTGAGGGTGAAAGAGCAGCAGCAGAAAGAAAGACCAAAGGTCCAAAAATGTTTGGTGAAGATTGGCAATCAGTAAATAAAAAAGATAAAACCGATGGAATGAGTCCTGCTGCAGTCAAAGCATATCGTCGTGAGAATCCAGGTTCAAAGTTAAAGACTGCTGTAACTGGTGATCCAAAACCAGGAAGCAAAGATGCAAAGAGACGTTCATCATACTGTTCCCGTTCAGAGGGTCAAAAAGAAATGCATAATATTGATTGTTCTAAGACCCCAGACAAAGCAATCTGTAAAGCCCGTCGTCGTTGGAAGTGCTGATCAATGAAAAAATTAATCTCAGAAAACGTCACTATTAATGGTGACTTTAATGGAAGTTTGAATATTAATTCAACTTCAGAAATAGAACAAAAACAAAATTTTAGTGAAAAATATACTGCTGATGTAGTTTGGCAAGGTAATCTTTATCGTATTGATATTAACAGTGAAAGAATTCCATCAAAACAAGATCTTGGGGAACAACTTCAATCTGAATACCCAGGTGCGATAGTACATAATATTTACCCATCAAATACAATCAATAACAATACTATGAGAATCACTGGAATTAAGAGATATCAACCAGAGAGATTGACTTGGGGAGAATAATTTATGGCACAGTGGAATAAAATTACACAAGACTACCTCAATCAGGAGAGAAGTCTATTTGAAGTCTATATGTGTGCCGATAAATACGGCAACATTGGTGCTTGTGGTGGAGATACACAGTTTGATTTAAATATTGCTGCTGGTATTACAACTCAAATTGCTAATGTCCATAAGTTTGGTGCAGTAGTAACTACATCCGCAACTTATGATACTGTTTGGAGTGCTAGAGGTGCTTATCAGTTTCCAATTACAGCAGCAACAGTAACAGTTCAATCTACTTCTAGTGATGATACTGATGGTGGTTCTGGAGCACAAACAGTAAAAGTTCAAGGACTTGATGCAAATTATAATGAAGTAGAAGAAGATTTTACTCTAAATGGAACAGTCGGAGTTGGTGGAACTGTAGAGTTTTTACGAACCCATAGAGCATTTGTGATGACAGGATCAACTAATGTAGGAGATATTTCTTTTACACAAGGAGCAAATACAGTATGTTTCATCTCTGCGGAAATGGGACAAACTCAAGTTACCTTCTATACAATTCCTGCAGGTAAAAATGGATTCCTGAAAGCATTTGCAGCAACAATGAATAAGAACCAAGAGAATACGGTTCGTTTATTTCAAAGACCTTTTGGTGGTGTTTTTAGAGTAGCTTCTGAACTGAATCTATATAATAGTAACATGCACACTACATTTAGTATTCCAATTTACTTCACAGAAAAAACTGACCTTGAAGTAAGAACGTATACTGGAAGTAATGCAACTGTATCATCGATGTTTGATCTTTTAATTGTAGATAATGTCTGATAACGTATATCTTGGTAATCCTAATCTTAAGAAATCTAATACACCAATTGAATTTACCCAAGAGCAGGTTATTGAATTCATTAAGTGTAGAGAAGATCCGATTTACTTTGCAAATAATTATGTAAAGATTGTTTCTTTGGATGAAGGTTTAACTCAGTTTAATCCATATGGGTTTCAAGAAAATTTAATTCATAATTTTCATAATAATAGATTTAATATCTGCAAGATGCCACGACAGACTGGCAAATCAACTACTGTTGTATCTTACCTTTTACATTATGCTGTTTTTAATGACAGTGTAAATATTGGAATTCTGGCAAATAAAGCAGCGACAGCAAGAGAATTGCTTAGTAGATTACAAACTGCATATGAGAACTTGCCAAGATGGATGCAGCAAGGTATCATATCATGGAATAAAGGTTCTTTAGAGTTGGAAAATGGCAGTAAAATATTGGCATCTTCTACGTCTGCAAGTGCTGTCAGAGGTATGTCTTTTAACATCCTCTTTCTCGACGAGTTCGCGTTCGTCCCAAATCACGTTGCTGACTCGTTTTTTGCATCTGTTTATCCTACTATTACTTCTGGCAAAAACACCAAAGTAATTATCGTTTCTACTCCACACGGTATGAATCATTTCTACCGCATGTGGCATGATGCTGAAAGAAAAAAGAATGAATATATTCCTACGGAAGTTCATTGGTCAGAAGTTCCTGGTAGAGATGTTATATGGAAAGAACAAACAATTGCCAATACTTCTGAGCAGCAATTTAAAGTAGAATTTGAATGTGAATTTTTAGGTTCTGTCAATACGCTCATCAATCCAGCAAAACTCAAAACATTAGTATATGATGAACCAATAAAAAGAAATGCTGGGTTAGATATTTACGAAAATCCAATCAATGATCATAATTATTTAATTACAGTTGACGTTGCCCGTGGACTAGGAAATGATTACTCCGCTTTTATAGTTTTTGATATTACAACATTTCCATATAAAGTAGTAGCAAAATATAGAAATAATGAGATAAAACCGATGTTATTTCCAAATATAATTTTGGATG